GGTTGAAACTTATATACATAATCAAAAACAATTTTCTCATCTAATTGTTTACAACTATAAACATCAAGCTGTACTAACGCAGGATTTAATTCATCCCATGAGTGTAAAGTTATATGGGATGTTTCTATTATAGTAACGCAAGTTAAACCTCTATTACCTACAACATCACAATACTTTGCATAAGGACCAGCTAATATTTTCATATCAATATCTTTTATTAAACTCTTAGTCCACTTCTTCATGACCTTTAAATCTTTAGGTGGTTCTAATACTTCTGCTCTAACTAGAAGGTGTTTGTGTTTTAATTCCATCTGTAAATTCTTTTGTTATATCTTCTACCATAGGTTCTTTAATTACATCAGCTAAGAACACATTTTTATTTGAATATTTAAATACTCTTAAACCTTTACCTTTGTTTGCATCTGCATAACATTCAAACTTATGTATACAAAATTGACAACCAACTGGTATAGCTTTGTTTCCATTCTTCTCTGTCTTTAATTCATAACATCTTTCAGGAGGTGTATCACTAGCAAGTTTAGTATTTAAATCTTTTATTAAACTTCTTGTATCAGGTTTAGCTAAGTCTTCTGGTTTGTAAAAACATATATCACCACTTGATTTATCAGCAACAAGAAAACCTCCCTTGTTAGTTCCATTAGCTGTTTCATATCCTGATAGCTGGGCATGATACCCAAAAGGGTCATCATTTATTAACTCACCATTCTTAAATTTTTTAAAACTAAAAGGTGAAGCAGACTTAACATCACATATTTCTCCATCTACTTTAGCATCTATATGTCCTTTAACATCATCTACTTTAACTTTCATTTGTCTATCTTCTACTTTATGTCCAGATAATTCTGTTAAGTATAATAGTAAGTGTTCTATAATATGTCCATATAAAAATTTTAAATTATTACTTGCATCATATTCTTTTGTTTCTTTAGGTGAATACTTATCATACCATAATTGTCTAGCTGGTTTACCTAAGATACTCATTCTTAATACACCATCATACTTTTCTTTTTTAGGTGGAGTGTTCCATGCAATCATAGCTTCCTTAATATTATTAAGAAAACTATTCATGTTCTCCTCTGTTATTGGTGCAGGATTTCCATTAGCTATATCAGCAATTAATTTTTTAATATCAGTTGCTACTGTATCAATGCGTTTCTGCCCAGTTGTTTCCAATTTTATATTCTCCATTTAATTCACATCTTAATTTTAATTTTGTACCAGCATCCTTTATAGCTTGAACTGCTAGTCTACCAAACTCTTCTGCTCTTCCTTCTTCAACTTCATATTGAAATTCATCATGTACATTTACTACAGGATAAGCTTTGATTCGTTTATTCTTAACATATTGATTTAATAATATCAATGCAACTTTCATAACACACGCACCAGCACCTTGTAATAAACTATTTAGGGCTGCGTGTGGGTGTCTGATGATGATTCTTCTTCCATCAAGTCCTTTAAGCCATCTTCTGTTAGACTTAGCAACTGCATCCACCTTTTCTCGTAAGCTTCTAAGACTTGGTGTTGCTCTAAGAAACTTTTCTTTAACTCGGTTGCCATCTGCTTCCGAACCTCCAATGATGCTTCCAATTTTTTTTGACCCTGCTCCATAGATGAAGGCATAGATAAAAGTTTTGCTTTCATCCCTTGACCGAAGACCAGCAGCCACTTGATTTGCTGTGTGTATATCTCCATTAATGATTTCATTTGTGTATTCCTTATCGTTCATGTAGTGTGCTAACATTCTTAACTCAAGTCCAGATGCATCCACACCTACTAATTTATTTCCTTTATCAACTACCCATAATCCTCTACATTCTTTTCCATATGGTGAGTACACAGCAGGAACTTGTGCCATGTTGGGTGCTTGATGACTCATCCTCCCTGTAATTGTACCATTGGTAATTACTTTGCCATGTACTCTACCATCTTCCTTGATTGCTTCTACCCATGAGGAAACTTGGGCAATTCTTTTTTGAAGCATAAGGTATTCGTTTATTAACTTAGCTTCAGGTATATCTGTTATCTCTGATAAAACTTTTTCATCTACAATTACATGACCCTTATCAGTTTTCTTTTTAGGTTTCCAACCAAGCTTCATTAGTCGTTCACCTATCTGTTGCCTTGAACCTAAGTTAAATTCTTTATACTTAACTTTAGTAAAAGGAACTCCCTTTACATATCCTCTTGCTTTGTTATTTGATTTAGGTACAAACACTTCTTCAATTTTTAATGGAGGAAATGTTGCCCTAACTTTATTTTGTAATTCATTCATGTCTTCTTGAAACTTAGCTTGTAATCCATAAGCATTAACAACATCAATCTTAAATCCTCTTTCATGTTGTCTTTGAATTATCTTAGCAACTTCATGTTCCAACTCAACTGAATAACCAAAATCTTTTATTCTTTTAATTAAAAAATTGTATAGTCTTTGTGTTAAGTCTACATCATTTCTACAATACTTTAACATATCTTCACTAAAGAAATCAAATTGTTCAAACTCAATCTTACTATGTCCAAGTTTAATTCCCCAATTTTTTAATGAATGTCCACCATCTATCATAGGATTTAATAGTCTAGATAGAACAAGTGTGTCTGTTATCTTACAATTTTTAAATAAGTCATAACCAAAAAATCTATTCAGTACTGGTATATCAAATCCAATTATGTTATGACCTATAACTTCTTTAGTTTGTTTTATAAACTCTTCAAACCTATGTAAATTATTTTCTTTGAATTGATAAAAGGTATCTCCATCTTTACAAACTATACACCAGATTTTATCTGCAGTTAAAGTTGTTTCAATATCGAATACTACTTTATTAAAAGTCATCTGATTGTACCTCAACTAATCTACCAGTATCAACATTATACTGAAGATTACAACAAGGTCCAGTCATTCCTGAAAATCTATTCTTTAATACCCTAACCCTCGTTGTGTTTCTAATATCTGGGTTATCATTTTGTGCGTCTCTCTCTAGTCCAATTACCATATCACTAAGTTGTCCTATACTAGCTGACCCTCTTAATTGTGATAGTGATGTTGCTGCTCCCTCTTCATGTCCTTTACCATCTGGTCTTCTCAAGTGAGACACAACCATCATAGCAACACCAGTCTCTTGAACAAGAGTTCTAAGTCTAGTCATGATTTCATCTAATGCTCTTCTCTCATCACCATGACTTTGGTCTGATACAATAATACTAACATGGTCTATAATAATATACTTACAGTCTAAACCTTTAGCTAAGAATCTAACTCTTGAAACTATATTATCAATTGAGTTAGAACCAAAATGGTCAAACATAAATACTCTACCAGTACCAACTGTCTTATCAAAATAAGTTTTTAATTCTTCTTTAGCTACATGAACATCAGGTAAATGTAATCTTTGATTTGCTTCAATACTCATTAAACCTTTTGAAGTTATTACTGGTGTTTCTTCTAACATTAACAAACCAATATTATCTTTAGTAGATTTAATCATGTGATGTACTATCTCTCTCATCACTTGTGTTTTACCTAACCCACTACCAGCAGTAAATGTAACTAACTCGGATGGTCTTATACCATATGTTATTTTATTAATTCCTTCAAAAGGATATTGAACAAAAGATTGTATTGTTGGTTTAGCAATCTCATCAAATAAAATATTAGCATTTATAATTCCATCTGGTGCAAATACTTTTGCATCCCAAAAAGATTTTACATATGATTGTATTTTATTTTTAGTTAAACAATCTGAAGCATCTTTAAATTCTTTTGGTAAATGCATAATCTTACATTTCCCTGGGCTAAAGAGTTCAGCTACCTTTAATGCTCCCTCAATTCCTTGTTCATCATTATCAAAATTAATTACAACATTATCAAAATTATTTTCTAACCAATCTAAACTATTCTTTATATCTTTAACTGCAGAAGTAATTCCATTCTTAATACTAACAACTGGTGTCTCATACTTATCTGTCTTAAACATTTGATAAGCTGATAGACAATCTAACTCTCCTTCAGTTATAATTATATATTTATTTTTATTAAATAAATGTTCACCAAATAAACCAGAATGTTTTGTATTACCTTGAATACTAAACTCTTTTAATTTAGTAAACCTAGTTTTAGTTCCTATCTTTGAACCTTGCTTATCATGATAAGGATAATAATGATTAGTTATATTACCCATGCTATCAATCTTAACAGATACACTATACTTTTTACAAGTATCTATCTTGATATTTCTATCAACAATTTCTGCAAAGTCTGATTGATTTGTTATTGGTTTTAATTCTTGTTGTTTACTTACAACAGTTGGTTGTTGGTCTGTATCATATTCTCTCATGTATTCTTGACATGAAAAACAGTAAGCAGAATTGTCAGCATTAACTGATACTGCATCACTACTATTACATAATGGACATGGTAAATGATACTTTACAAATCCATTTTTATTTTCTTCATTCATTTGCACCCTCATAAATTCCTTTTTAAAAATTTAAATTATCATGGTACCATCCTATTAAAATAGAAACAGTAATCATAACAATAAATAATATTAATAAATACTTAAACTCTTTCATAATAAAAAAGGACTGCCGACCAACTACAAGCCGACAGTCCTAGGAGTAGAAAAATGACAGCCATAACTCTTATGACTGCGTGACTATACTAAAATTCTTTAATGTTGTCAACACTTCCATTAGAAGTATTTCCAGATTCAACATCAAAGTCTTCTCTTGGTGTGTACTCTATTAAGTCTAGTACTTGGACAGCTTGTAGGTCTAACCCTATTCCCTTCTTACCTTTGAAGTTCCACTCATAAGGTTTATACATTACCTTAACTCTACTTCCATTACCGACTATTTTTTCTAATGGTTTCTTATCTGCATCCACTAATTGTGGTTGAGTATTCTTATCTCCATTAGCTTTACTTACTTTTCTTTTAAATCTAATTATATTAGATATTGTTTTTTCATCAACAGTTGTTTCGGCTACTGATATTCCTTGACCCTTAAAATCCTCTGCGTCTTTAGAATCAACTGCTAAATCAATTCTCCACATAGGTTCAAACTTTTCGTTTGGTCGTGTCAGAGAAGCCCAGTATGCTGTGCCTTCAATTATCGCCATATGTTTTTTCCTTTATTGTTATTGTTAAAATGGTAGTAAACCCCATAACTTTTGTGCGTAAATAAAAGTATATGTGCCTACCACTTTTGTTTTATATATTAACCAAGACATTATTGTCCTTTGTTGTTTTTAAGTTTATCATTTTTCATAGACATCTTTTAACATATCAGACCCCTCCTTGTCAACACTTGTATCATCTTTTTTTTCCTCAGAATCGCTAGTGTTTTCAAGGATTTCTGTTATCTTTTCATCTATTACTCTTTTGATTTTTTGTTTCTTCTTTAGTTTAGATTCTAGTTCAGCAATTTTCTTACCCATAATTTGAGTATCACCATTACAGTTCTCAATTTGAATAAGTAATTGTTTTATTTTAGAATCTTTTTCCGAAGCCAGTTTTACTGCATCATTTTTTTCTTGTGTTAATGATGCAATAGTATTCTTATATTCTCTTATTAAATCTTTCTCACTCATTTAAAAATTTTTTCACCCCATCTTTTACTTTAATTCTATTTACTCTTTTAATTGCATTACCTGATTTAGTTAATCTTATCCAATTAACATACTCTTCTCCATCTAAGAAAGTTGGAAAATGTTTTGCTGTCCATGCATAAATTTTATTTATCCAACCTTTATGATTGTTAATAGTATCTATATGCCATACATTCTTACCACTATCCCAATCAAATCTTTTTAATACTCCAGTCTTTTTAAATCTTTCTTGTGCTTCATCACTTAGAAATGCCCAGTTAGTTATAGCATAAGCAACACCAGTAGTTTCATATCTAAATATATGATATTGATTTAAAGCTATACATGGAATTAAATATTCAGCCAACTCTTTTGTTGTCATATGCTTCCATATCTCTTCTTGCTTATACAATCTTATTGCGTCTTCTATATCTTTGTTCTTATCCATAATTATATTATATCAAATGTTCCTAATACCATACACACTAATATGTAAAACATATAACCTAATAAACAATAACCTATTATTTTTTCGTATATATTAAACATTATATTTTATAACACCCTTCAGTAAACAATTCTTTAATAGGTATAACAACACACTTACTTGCTCTATAATCTCCTATGTTTTTTGTATGTGTCTTCTTATATTTATTAACT